AATGGCAATCAGATTCGTATGGGCGTTGAGCAAAATCAGTTCGGCGCGGCAGTTGCTTATCATTTGTTCACAGAACATCCGGGCGATGACACTTACACGTTCAACCTCAAGAAATACGTCCGAATACCGGCAGAGCGTATTATCCATGCTTTTCGATCTGAACGACCCGGACAATCTCGCGGCATTCCGTGGATGCACACAGCAATCCGTAGGCTAAATATGTTGGGCGGCATGGAAGAAGCGGAATTAATCGCATCGAGGGTTGCCGCTTCCAAAATGGGTTTTTTCACCTCACCAGAGGGTGATGGGTATGTGGGGGATATGGAGGAAGAAACGGATGGGGCGTTAGTGACAAACGCTGAACCGGGCGTGTTTGAACAGCTTCCAGAGGGTGTGAATTTCCAAGCATTTGACCCACAACATCCATCAACAGCATTTGATGCGTTCGTTAAAACAGTTCTCAGAGGTGCGGCTAGTGGCTTGAATGTGAGTTACAACACCCTAGCGAATGATTTAGAGGGTGTGTCGTTTTCATCAATTCGATCTAGCACGATAGAAGAACGCGACCAGTGGAAACAAAAACAAACGTGGATGATTGAGCAGTTCTGTATGCCGGTTTACAAGGCATGGTTAAGCAGTGCTATTTTGCATGGAAAATTAAAACTTCCGGCAACGAAAATAGATAAATTCCGCAATGTTACATTTCAGCCGCGTGGGTTTGATTGGGTCGATCCACTTAAAGATATTAACGCCAGTGCGTTGAGCATTGAATTGGGTGTAAGCACTCGCGCAGACATTGCCGCATCACACGGTACGAATTTAGAGGATGTGTTTGAGCAATTGCAGAAAGAGCAAGAACTAGCGGCTCAGTACGGCATTATTTTAGGAGAAAAGAAAGATGAGCAAGCGCAAAACGAAAACGATTGAAGCAACTTCATTTCAACGAGGTTTTGCTTTTGACAGAGATGCAATAAATGTCGGGGACAGAACAGTTGAACTCGCATTTTCATCAGAAGAACCGGTCGAGAGATGGTTCGGAAACGAAATTTTAGACCACTCCAGAAGTTCAGTTGACCTTGGTCGGTTAGAGAGCGGTGGAGCGGTACTTGTTGACCACAATCATTCTGACCATATCGGGGTTGTGGAAAACGCAAGCATTGACGATGACCGTAGGGGTCGCGCACGGGTTCGGTTTGGTAACGGAACTCGCGCCAATGAGATATTTACAGATGTGGTCGATGGCATCCGGCATAACGTGTCCGTTGGCTATCGGATCAACACAATGAATTTAGAAGATACCAATCGAGAGAGTGGGGTAGAGACTTATCGTGCAACTTCGTGGAGTCCATTCGAAATTTCATTTGTGAGCATTCCGGCAGATAGTGGCGTGGGTGTTGGAAGAAATGATGTGGTGGACGAAAAGCGTTCAATCACAATTGAAAATTTATATGAGGAAGAAAAAATGACTGAAGAAGTGAAAGCGACCCCTGTCGTAGTTGATGCTGACGCTGAACGAGCGCAAATCAGAAAAACAGAGGTTAAACGAATTAGTGAAATCGAAGCGTTAGGCGACAAGTTTGAAGCGAAAGACGTTGCTAGAGATTTCGTCCAATCTGGTAAGTCTGCTGACGAGTTCAGAACTTCATTGTTGGCTAAAATTGGTGATGCAAAACCAGTGGTTGAGTCTCCAGAAATTGGAATGACTGAAACAGAAGTGCGTCAATTCTCTTTTGTTAAGGCAATCAATGCACTTGCGAATCCAAATGATAGACGCGCACAAGAAGCGGCGGCGTTTGAATTTGAAGCATCTCGCACAGCAGGGGAGCGTTACGGTAAAGACCCTCAAGGAATAATGATTCCGGCGGATGTGCTGAACGGTAAACGTGATTTGAGTGCCGCAGTTGCGGTTGACGGTGGTAATTTAATTGCTACTGAACTACTCGCTGATAGTTTTATCGAAAAACTCGACAACGCAATGGTGGCTCGCAGAGCAGGCGCGACAATCATGCGTGACTTGCAGGGTAACTTAGCGATTCCTAGACAAACTGGCGGCGCATCTAGCTACTGGATTGCTGAGAATGGCGATGTGACAGAATCATCTGCCACTTTCGATCAAGTGTTAATGTCTCCACGCACTGTGGGTGCATTTAGCCAAATCTCACGCAAATTATTGCTTCAAAGTTCCATTGATGTAGAGAACTTTGTTCGCAACGATTTAGCATTACGACTTGCTCTAGCCATTGACAACAAAGCGTTCGAGGGTGATGGCACTGGCAACACACCAACTGGGGTAGCTAATGTTGTTGGTGTTGGTTCTGTAGCATTCGCAGGGGCATCGGCAGGCGCGTGTACTTTCGGTGAAGCTGTAGACATGGAATCCCAGATCAGCCAAGACAATGCACTGTTAGGTAACTTGTCTTACATCACAAATGCCGCACAGTTGGGTTATTTGAAACAGACTAAGAAAGATGCCGGTTCTGGCTTGTTCTTAATCGAGAATGGGCAGTTAAACGGTTATCCGGTTCTGGTTTCAAATCAAATCACAACACCGGGTCAAATGATGTTCGGTAATTGGGCTGACATTATGATTGGTTACTGGTCTGGCGTTGACATCAATGTTGACACTAGCACATTAGCCACCAGTGGTGCGCTTCGTATCGTTGCACTGCAAGATGTTGATGTTGCGGTTCGTCACCCTGAGTCTTTTGCACTAGGCGTTTAAATCTGAACACCCCCACTTATCGCTCGGAATGAGTGGGGTGCTTTTGGAGTGTATATGAAAGTTAAGTTTTTAAAGACAACGTGTTTTATGCGGCTCAAGTATCTCGCTGAACAAGTGGCAGATTTGCCTGCGGCAGATGCAGATGGTCTTGTGAAGAAAGGGCTTTGCGTTAAGGTGGCAACGCCAAGGAAGAGAAAAGACTGATGGCACAAACGTGGCTTTCAGATGATGATTTGTCAGAGTTCTTATCGACCGAAGCATTCGGTAGTGAAGCGACTTTCAAATCTAAAACGATTAATACCGTGTTCACGAATAATTACATTTCCATCACGGGTGGAACTGTGGATATTGAGGGAACATATCCGGTTGCGCTTTGCAGGCTTTCGGATGTTACGGGTGTGGCACACAATGATGTGCTGACCATTGACAGCAAAAATTATGTTGTTATTGGCATTCAACCAAACAACAGCATTGGCACCGTTAAATTAGTTTTAAACGAGCCATGAGCCATCTTAGACAACAAATAAGAGAAGAAATAGCGACTACGCTGACGGGGCTAACAGCCACCGGGTCGAACGTGTTCCAGAGCAGGATTTATCCGATGGAGCAGGGTAAGTTGCCGGGCATCATTATTTATACCGTGGATGAGCGAACAATGCCCTCAACCATGGGCGCAAACAGAACCATTGAAGCGACCCTGAATGTTGCTGTTGAATGTTACGCGATGGGTAATGCGATTGACAATTTATTAGACGGAGTGTGCTTGGAAATACAGCAGGCACTATCTGCAAACAGACAAATTAATTCTTTAGCAAAAAACAGTCAGTTAGATTCGACTGTAATCACTTTTGCTCAAGAAAGCGAACAACCGGCAGGATACGCGACCATGAGTTGGTCAGTTAACTATCGGTATAAAGAAAACAACCCAGAAATAGCGTTATGAGTGGGTTATCTATTTTTGCACAGGCAGTGGAGATAAAAGCCGAACCAATGCCGTTTCTAAACCTACTGATAAGGGGGATACATAATGGCTACATATACAGGTGACACTGGAACAATTAAGGTTGGGGCGGAAACTATTGGTGAGATCAAAAGTTGGTCTTACGAAGTTAGTGCCGCATCTATTGACACTACTGTAATGGGTGGTGATGGATGGGCATCTTTTAAGTCTGGTCAGAAAGCATGGACAGGCACAGCAGAATTGTTGGTGGAAAAAACTGACGCAGGACAACTTGAGTTAGGTGCAGGCGAAACCAAGTCTGGCGTAGAGTTTTTGTTTGACGCTGCTGACGCGACCTCGACAGCCGCTAAAGGAACAGCATTAATAGAAAGTGTTTCGGTCAGTTCAAGTGTTGGCGAAATGGTCACGCTGAGTGTTTCGTTTAAGGGAAGCAGTGCGCTAGACACTAATTGGCAAGGCTAACAGAATAACCTGCGACTAGGGGAGACCCGAAAGAATCAATGCCGAGGTGATTTGTTGCAGGTTTTTACTCGGCGTTCTCGGAGGAATAAAGCATGGGTTTGGGTGATGAGTTTTTAGAACGCGCATCGAAGCGTTATAAAGAAGAACTACAAGATAAAGAGAATTTCATCATTGTGCCGGAGTTAGGCGATTTGAAGTTTTTTTATCGACCGATGAACATCAAACAGCGCGATAAGATTTTCAAGCTGATTAATGATGATAAATATAATGAAGCGTGTGCAGAAGCGATTATCATCAGAGCAAGAGACGCAGATGGTAAGCGTATGTTTAGAGAAGCACACAGACAACAGTTTTTAACCGAAGTTCCGCCCAAGATTGTTGAGCGAATAGCCGGTGAGATGAATACTTTTGATAAAGACATTGACGATGAAAGTGAAGAAGCACGGACGGAATCGGGGGCAAGTCTAGCAAAAAAATCCTGAACCACGATGACGGGTTATGGCTTGTTTTCGTGGTAGCAGAATTATTAGGAAAACCGGTGGGCGAGATTATGGAGTTGTCAGTTGCGGAAATGGTCGGTTGGTCGGCGTATTTACAGATTAAGCAGGAGTTAGCTAAAGATGGCAAGTAGCACAGAGCAAATCAATGTTCGCATCACTGGTCACGACAACACCGGTCGGGCATGGCAATCTGCTACGCGCCGGGTTAGAACGCATCAACGCCAAATGCAGGGTTACACCAGAGTGTTGCGTAATGCTAAATTGCAAGCAGTTCAGCTTAACGCATCTCTAGGGGCAATTCCTGCCGCCGGATTAGCAGGTATTGCCGCCAGTTTTGGTTTATTAGGAAAAGCAGTATTTACTGCAAACAGAAAAATGGACGCTTTCATGAACTCCATGATTGTATCTACCGGATCACTTGGTAAAGCTAGGCAAGAAGTCGAGAAGATTAAAAATCTATCAGACCGACTTGGAATAAATTTTATTGCGACTGCTGACGCTTACAAGAAGTTTTCCATTGCCGCGAAAGAAGTCAATATGGATTCACAAACTTCTGACAGGGTGTTTTCTTCTGTAGCAACCGCATCTGCCGCAATGGGGTTAAGTGCGGAAAATACACGCTTAACGCTTAAGGCTTTAGAGCAAATGTTATCAAAATCCAACGTACAAGCCGAGGAGTTGCGCGGTCAACTTGGAGAGCATTTGCCGGGCGCTTTTGGTATGGCGGCAAAAGCCTTGGGCGTGACTACGGCAGAGATGAGCAAGATGCTTGAGCAGGGGCAAATCCTTGCCACTGATCTATTACCGAAATTAGCAACAGTTCTACAAACGAAGTTTGAAAGTGTTGCGGTAAGAGCGTCAAAGCAAGCAGGCGCGGCATTTGAACGTATGTCTAACGAGTGGACTTATGCTCTTGTTGCTTTTGGGAATACGGGTGCATTTGATCTGATGGCAGACGGTCTCAAAATGGTTACAGAGTTGTTGCAGGATTTTCGTAAGGGTCTTGATACAAAATGGGTGCAGGATTTTGGCGAGTTTTTCGTTGATGTATTTAAGAGCATTCAATTGATGATAAAAATTGTTAATGTTGGTATTGCAAAATACTTCGATTGGTGGACGAACGGGTTAGCAAGTCTTGATAAAGCATTTGTAGATTTCATGAACAACGCCACTAACGCCGGTCTGACAGCCAGTGCAAAACTGGAGGTCATTGGGATAATGGCACACTCTAACTTTATTAAGGCTAGAGATGGAGCCATTGAGTTTGCCAAGGGGATGCGCGAGGTTAGCGAAGAATATGATGAGATCATAGACAAGCAGGACATGTTGGAAGTGAAGCGTAAAGAAGCGCTTTTGTTCCCAGAAAAACCTGATGAGTTGTTTAAAAACTTTGAAATGGCAACACCATCTATTGATGGGGTGCAAAAAGCGTTATTTATTCTCAACAAAGACATTGGCAATACCGATCAAAACATTGCTAAATTGGGAAATAGCTTTGCCACTAATCTAGGGCAAGGACTCGCCGAATCAATGGCGACAGGAAAAGCATCGTTTAAAGATTTTGCGAAATCTATTTTAATAGACATTGCGGCTATGATCTTAAAGCTAACAATATTAAGAGCCATTATGGCGGCACTTGGAATGGCGAGGTCTTTCTTTGCTCCTGCAACACATGATGGGAGCGCAGTAACCCATGCTATATCAACACCTCCTAGTGACGGGTTTATATTCAATACACCATTGCAGGACTTGCCGGATAGCACTGCCAATGTGGTAGAAGTGGCGCAGGAAATAACTGGCGTTGATCTTTATCAGCAAGGTAGTAGAGGTCGCAATAAGGCAGTGGGTAATGGTTTGACAGGCTCTGTGACCGGCGTTGATCTTAGAGATAAAGTTATTGGTGGACGAGCTAAAGGCGGATCAGTTTCAAGTCGAACACCATACATTGTCGGTGAGCGAGGTGCAGAGTTATTTGTTCCAAGAACATCGGGAACGATTGTGCCAAATGATAAACTAGGTGCATCACAGCAGGATAATAGTTCGCTCAATATCACATTCCAAATCAATGCCGTTGATACGCAAAGCGGCACAGCATTTCTGATGAAGAATCAAAAGCACATTGTCGGCATGATTGATCAGGCATATCGCAAACAAGGCAGGACAGGAGTAACGGCATAATGCAATTACCCGTGAATCCAAAGTTTAAATCACTGACGATCAAATCGCACACGCCCACGCTAATCTCGGAAACCCATTCTGGTAAGCGGCAAGTCAGGCAACGTGGTGGTCATCGGTGGATGATCGAAGCTGAATATCCGCCAATGAGTAGAGTTGAATTCGCGCCACTTTGGGCATTCATTGTCGCTCGGAAAGGACAGTATGAAACATTCACTTTCGTGCCGGGTAGCTATGGCAACAGCGCCACTGGAACAAATACAGCGGTCACTGCGCTCATTGGTCAAAGCGCAGGAGCATATTCAATCGGCACAAGTTCACAATCACTGACTGCCGGTGACTTTATTAAATTCAGTGGTCACAACAAATGCTATATGGTGACTAATGTGCCAAACACCACAAGCATTCACATCGAGCCACCATTACATGCCGATATTGAAGCATCAGAAAGCATCGTGTGTGAATCAGTTGAGTTCACGGTTGCACTGGCAAGCGATCAACAAGACACATCCATTGATGTGCATTCTTTTCACTCTTTCCAGTTATCGCTAGTCGAGGTCATCAACTAATGGCTTATCGAGGGGCAACGCAAGATGCAATTGACGAAATGGCAGCAGATCAGTGCATCGTTGTTCACTTGCTTGAACTGCATTGGGATGATGCGATTGTTCGGCTCACTGATTTCAATCGGGAACTCACGACAAGTAACGGCACTTACACGGCACTCGGTCATTTGCTTTCTTTTTCTGATATTGAAGAAACGTCAGAATTAATTACATCAAACATAACAGCGCAGTTATCAGGTATTGAGCAGTCGATGATTGCTCTGTTCTTGTCAGAGAATTATCTGGATAGACAGATGGACTTGTATAAATGCTTTCTGACTTCGGCTATGACTCCCGTTGCTGATCCGGTGCTAATATTTTCTGGTCGAATCAATAAACCTATCATCGCAGAAGACCCTGAGTCTGGCACTTGTTCTATCGGCATTGAAGCGGCTAGTCACTGGGTCGATTTTGAGCGTAGGGGGGGTAGGCACACAAGTCACAATGAGCAAGTGTCTCGGTGGGACTCAACTGATAAAGGGTTTCAATACTCTGACGAAGTGCTTAATGATATTAAGTGGGGCATTAAGTGATAAATATCAGCGACCAAATGTTTCTGTCGAGAATGTTGGGCGAGGTTCAGAGACAACCGTTTGAGTGGGGCATGAACGATTGCAACACTCTGGCAGTGTCATGGATGGATCGAGTATCAAATAGTGATGTGTTACGCTCAGTCGAGGGGAACTATAATTCGTTTAGTGAAGCAGTCAATTTCTACAAAAACTTTCCAAGTTGGCGATCTATTTTAGACACGCTCGGCTGGGAGCAAGTCACTACACTGCGAAACGGTGACTTGATATTGCGGCAGGGGAAAAGTTTCGTGTTCGCGCATATTTTTTTAGAGGGTCTTGGGTACTCCATTGACCGGCACAAAGGATTAGTTGCCGGACGATTTGGCGGTCAAATCGACAAATGCGAGGTGATGCGATGCCTGCGCTAGTTCCTGTCCTTGCAAAACTTGGAGGAATAATAGCCGCAAAGTTTACTGTTGGCGCAGTGGTTAATGCTGTCGTGAACATTGGTATCGCAATGGCTGTTGGCGCAGTTGTTCAAAAACTCACGGAAGAAGATGCGCCAGAACTAGACGGTCAAGGAATGCTTGCAAATAAAGCGAGTGCCATAGCGCCGATCAAAGTGATTTATGGTGAGCGCAGGGTTGGTGCTACAAGGGTTTTCGTGGGGTCAAGTGCCAAGAAACATAGAGAACTACACATGGTTCTTGCGATTGCAGAGGGTGAGATTGAATCGTTTGACAAGATTTGGATAAACGATGTTCAGTACGAAATTGATGGTGTTGTGAACGACAGATTTGAAGTGACTCATGGAAGTGTTCCGGTTGTCGAATTTAATGAACATCTTGGCGCATGGGATCAGGCTGCCGATGAAAAGCTGATTGAACGATTGCCGGATCAGTGGACTGCGAATCACAAATTGAGTGGGGTGGCGTATGTCTATGTGAGGCTGTATCACGATACCAAGGTGTGGTACTCCGGAATCCCAACATTTACGTTTGATGTGAAAGGCGTGAAAGTTCGTGACCCAAGAACTGGCGTTGATGCTTGGAGTGATAATCCGGCACTTTGTATTAGAGATTATCTGACTAACAAGGTATATGGGCGCGGTATTGACGCAGTGCATGTTGACGATGCGGCGATTATCGTTGCGGCAGATTATTGCGATGAATTAGTGGGCAAAGGCACAAGCGATGCCGAGATGCAGGACATTGCAACACTGTCAGTGCCATATCAGACAACCGTTGCGACTCAAGAAGAATATACAGTGACGAGTGATGTTCCGGCATCATTTAGTGGCGTAAAAAAGATTATCATCACAGTTAACGCTACAGAGACACATCCGGCATTCGGGGCATTGCGTTTATTGGTCGATGGTGTTGAATTTGATGTGGGTGATAGGCTAGATGAATCGCTGATAAAAGCAAGTTACAGCAACGGCGTAATGATTGAAGCATCAGAAACGCTTGATGACCGGTTTCTTGTTGGTAACATTCTTGACCCGACATTGTTGGCAACGACACATGGCGTGTCCGGCGATAACGCAGATAGTTATTGGTTGGGAAATCGAAGTCGCAGGGACGCAACGGTAACTATTACGCTGAATGAACCTATCGCGTTGACGAGCATCAAGGTGGTTACCAATCCAGATTTGACCATGAACAATGATCGAGGTGCTAGTTTAGACATTGTTTTCCAAGGGCAGGATTTAGCGGCTAAACGATACACCTGCAATGGCGTGGTCGATGTAGATAAAAAAGCGATGAGCAATTTGAGCGACTTATTGACAAGTTGCAGAGGAATGATGGTTTTTTCGGGTGGCAAATATAGGCTCATCGTAGACAAGCCAACGACCGTAACTGGCACAGCGAATGCAAACAATATCACTGGCTCATGGAGCATTTCTTTAGGGGATAAATCAAACACATTCAACTCTGTCAGGGCTAGATTTTTCAACAAGGAAGAAACGTGGCAGGATGACCAAGTGGTTGTCGAGCGTGACGAACTCAAAGAACTCGACAATAATCTTGTTCTGCAAGCCGATCTTAAACTGCCGTTCACAAGCGACATGGCAACAGCGAAACAGATTGCTTTGGCTAATCTCAAGCAGTCACGACAACAAATTTATGCAGAGTTCACCGCAACCATCATCGGCATGATTGTCGAGGTTGGTGATGTGATAAATATCACGCATCCAACACCGGGATGGGATGCTAAACCGTTTCGGATATTAAAAATGTCATTGCAACCTAATGATGAAATCTTGATCGGCTGTCGAGAGTACGATGAATCAGTTTACGACTTGTCCGATCTAGTTATCCATGACGATATAAAGTCAGACACGAATCTACCAAATCTTGATACTTGTTTGCCACCAACAGATATGGTGGGGAATGAGGAAATAACGTATGCACCAAAATCCCTAGACAACATTGCCCCTGATGACACGCTTGTTACAAAAGCGACAGTGACTTGGGAAACCAACGAGCCGTTTGCTGATTACGCTGAATTTGAATATCGCAGTCATAGCACCGGAGAATGGGTTCGACTTGACGAGATTGAGTCAAACACCGACAAGGTTGCTTCGTCATGACCAGTTACACCAAATATATTAATAATGTCGTTGACGAAACCACAGTGTTTGAGTTGCGAGTACGCACGGTGAACCTCGCCGGAGTTCCGAGCGCATGGCATTACGGTGATATTACTTTCGATGGGCATCAAGACGAACCGGTTGATTTGCAGTATCTCAATGTGACTGTGACGGATTCTGTTGCAAACCTTGAGTGGAACAAAATAACTGACACGAAAGCAGATTTAGAATTGCGGCACACATCAGAACTGGTTGATGCCAAATGGTCTGATGGCACAAAAATAAAAACACTTTCTTATGGGCATGTCATAACGACAACGCCGCATAAGATTGGCACTTACATGATGAAAACGGTTCGGCAAGGAATGGAATCGCCGAATCATGTTGCGGCAGTTTCAACAGTAGAACAGAAACAACTGAACGAACTGCAAGAGTACATTCAACACGTTGAGTTTGCCGGGTCGCATTGGCAGACAGAAGTGGTGGATGATGCGTTGCAGTTGATGCCTGAACCGCTTCTGGTCGAATTGAATGATGGTGACACACTCATCACTAATACTGGCGATGATATTCTGGTGACGAACAGTTTTAGCGTTCCAGAAAACGGGATTTATGGTTTTGATAATGGTTTGACTTTGAATGAGATCAGTACAGTGACGTTCACAAGCACTTTGAGTAGTGAGGATATTACTCTTGAGGATTTGATTGACGCAAGATTAACGCTAATGGACACATGGCCGGAGTTTGACTCTCTATCAGGCGGCAGTGTCACGAAAGAATTGCAAGTGCGCTCGCGCAATGGCGATTCATCATTTGGTGATTGGCAAGCCCTCATTGATGGAGTGGAAATGACCGGATTGGCTTTTCAATTCCGTTTATTGCTGACCTCACCGATGCAAAACACAAATGTCAGAGTCACCGAACTGGCAGTGACAGCAAATGTTCCAGATCGAACTGCACGAGGGTTTTCCATTGAGACAGACGCGACAGGTATTCATGTTGTCACCTACGAAAAAGCATTTCAGCGACCACCGTTTGTAGGCATTTCGGCGCACGATTTGGTGGGGAGTTTTGAGATTTCAAACAGCAACTTGGTCGGTTTTACAATTACATTTGTTGATGTGAATGATGCGCCGGTGCAGACAACATTCAACTATCAAGCGACAGGATTTTAAAGATGGCACAAATAGAAAACTTCGTAATTGACAACGGCACGGGGTCGGCAGTTCGCGCGGATATTAATCGAGCGTTGATGGCACTTGCCACCCTAAACTCAGGCGCGACTGCCCCGGCTAATCCGGTTGAGGGGATACTTTGGCTAGATACTTCCGAACCTGCAATAAAAATCTACATCAATGATGCGTGGGTTTCTATCTTGCAAGCCGACACGATCACATCATTTCCTGCCGGAACACGGATGATATTCAATCAGGCTTCACCACCGACAGGATGGATACTTGAGGAATCGACAAGTCACGCCGGTGCGGCACTGAGAGTGGTTGCCGGTACTGGTGGCGGTGTGGGTGGAACAAGTGAGTTTTTAGGGTGGCTAACCGGACATTCTCACTCCGCATCATCACAAACTTACACTTATACCTCTGGTGGGTCGAATCGTTCTGTCGGTTATTCGGGAGGTGTTACTGCGAATCCAAAATACACAGATGTGGTGGTTGGTGTGAAAGCGTGATGGAAAGGGTTATGACATGCCCATTGGGGAGTCAATGCGAAGAAATCAAAGATGGGCAAATCCATCAATGCCACTGGCATACAAAAATAGTGGGCAAGAATCCTCAATCGAATGAAGAATTGGATGAATATCGTTGTGCCATTGCATGGATGCCGTTATTGCAGATTGAAATGAGTCAGACCAACAGAGGACAAACACAAGCGATTTCGTCATTCCGTGATGAGATGGTTGAATCGAATAACAAGAGTATGGCATTGAATAGCCAGTTGCTCGTTGCAAAAATCACAGGAGCAAGCGATGGCAAAGACTAAACTAACCGACTTACCGGAAGTCCTTGTCGCAGATAATGCGATGGAGGTTTTGGTGGAAGATGCCGGAACTGTCAAGAAAATAACCAGAGCGAATTTTGTCGATGGATTAGCATCCGCCGGAACAACAACTGCCGGAGGAACTTCTGCCGGTGGTGGAGTTGGTGTTGGTGGCGCTGTCGAATTGATAGCGTTGGGCGATTTGACAGCAGGCGATGCTATTGTATTGAACTCTGACGGCACTGTTTCGTCTGTTGGAGAATCCATGCAGGCATTTCCGACAGAACACATCGAGATCGGATCAATTTCGTCTGGCACACAGTTGAAGATTCAAAATTCTGTTTATGATGCAGTGCGTGAGCAATCAATCATTTTATACACCGTTGGCAACAATAGTGTTCAGGCGAAAGACCGGGTAGGAACAACAGAAATAAAGTATATTGTAGGTCATACCGTATCGAATGAGGTTTCAGATGATAATTTCGTTGTTGATACTGAGTTTTCATTAGGTGTCACAGATTTTCTGTGGGGCGTTCGTTACGATCATTACGGATACATTGCGGCTTGTGTTGTCGATGACAAGATATTGATTTGGTACGACACAGAGAGTGGTGCAAAATTTCAAGTTGGAACATTAATTGTCGGTGCTGTGTCTTGGCAACCTGCACAAAGTTTCAATAACGGGCATCACGCGACATTTTACGAGGGTTCCGCTTTTTATGACTCTGTGAATGATAAAGTTGTTCTGACGTATGGTGCTTTTGATTCTGCACTTGATGGTGCGCTTGGTGGATTTTCGGGGTATGGAAACCTTGCGGCTCCGGTCGATCCCTACAATATCGCTTACTATTCAAACAACGGTGGTCGCAGGACAGTCGGGATTTACACGTTTAATGGGTCAACGCTTTCAGTGGTCGGTGATCTTTTTCAACCTCTCACTGCCACTGGGATTTCCAGTTTTCTGAACGCTACTGCTGTTCATGCGTTTTCACCGGCAGGAACTTTTGCGCCTTGGCTCGGCGAAATTGGTACAACACTCACTTTTGACATGGATGTTTATTGCATCCAAGTGGGTTACTCAAAATATTGGGGCTTTAACGGTGCATCAGGGCGCGAATGGCACACCACCGGTGTGGACTCAGGGGGTTGGGTTAGTGCAGCTTGGGGGTTCGCACCGGGGACGTACAAAATAACAACAGCATGGGAAGCAAGCAAGTGTGTAATTGTTAACTTAAAAGTTTCTATGCAGCTCAAGCAGGGAACGTATCCGAACGAATATAATAAAACTTATAGTATCAAATCTTTGCGTGTGGAACAAAGTAGCGCTTCTTCTGCGCCAATCATCCATGACAATCATTACGATACTTATGGGTTGCCGGGATACCACCCTAACGGTTCTTCGCCTATCCCCAATGATGTTCAGATCATTTATGATCCAGAGCGCAGTGCTTTTACATACATGAAAGGTTCTTTCGGCCCTAATACAATCATTGGAGCGCTCTATGTTGATGAATCGAACTATGTAAGAGCGGTTTCTGTCGCTAGTACGGATTCCACTGTGAACACAGTTTCTGGACACAGTGTCTCTGGGCATATGGTTGCACACGCACATCAAGCATTGTGGGTGTACAGTGACGGGGCATCAATTAATGTATCGCTTTATCGTCCGGGTGAAGAAAGAATGGGATCATCCCTCAGTGACGGGTTATTTGTCGGTTTCGCATCTGATAATTTCCTTGATGGTGATGCGGCGCTTATATTGACGGTTGGTGCAATAGAAATAACGCATACAGGGTTAGTTCCCGGCACAAAAATGTGGTTAGCACCAGATGGGTCACTGCAAACTGGCGAGGGTGAACTGTCGATCTTTGCCGGCACAGCACTGACAACCAATAAACTGTTGGTGAGATTCTAGTGGCAAATGCAACGGCACAACTCGATGTTTCTCCGGCACTCAAAAAGACGAGTATTGATAGCAAGATTGCGCTCGATATGTCACTCAATGTGGCAGTCAGCATGTCAGGCACGATTGCAGTTAACGAGATTGTTTTGCCCGTGTTGCCGGATTCGTTTCTGCTGTTGGAAAACGGCGGATATTTGCTGCAAGAGAACGGTGTCGATCGGATTAAATTGGAGGTAGGAATATGAAAACTTTGTACATCGGCAATGATAACATTGTGTCGATTTCCGGGCTAACGAATGCCGCAACGAACTCCGTTGTCAATGATGCAACCGTGATGCTGTCACTGAACGACACTTCCGGTAATGCAGTTGCAGGACAAGCATTTCCGGTAGCCATGAATTATGTTGCGACTAGCGATGGTGACTATGTTTTTAACTTGCAGAGCGATTTGCAGTTGCGACATAACACGGTTTATGTGGCACAAATAACAGTTAATTCGTCCGGTATTGATGCGGCATGGGAATTTCAGATGAAAGCTGAAAAGCGAGGTCTAAATGGCTGATTCCGCAATATCCGGGTTACCGGAATTAACCACACCCAAAGACGAGATGGAGTTTGTCATAAATGACAACGGCATCAACAAACGAATCAAGAACGCGAACATGGCAACGGCTGAAACAGCGAGTGAAATTCTCACGAAACTGAAAACGGTCGATGGCTCTGGAAGTGGTCTTGATGCGGACACGATTCACAATCAAACACCAACTGAGTTGTCGCTCAACGGTGGATATTTCTAAAGGGAACTACTATGGCTAATGTAATTAAAATCAAACGCTCGTTGAGTGTAGCGACACCCACATCTCTGGTAGAGGGTGAACTTGCATACTCTGAGAACTCAAAGAATCTTTTTATTGGTGAGTCTGGTGGCAACATCAAAAACATCGGCGGCGATCAAGCGCTAAAAGCGAATGTGGCTGATGTGTATACCCAGACGCAAGTGGATAATGCAGTCGGGTTGAAAGCCGATCAATCGACCACTTACACAAAAATAGCGACAGATGCGTTGCTTGATGCCAAAGCAAATCAGTCTACAACGTACACAAAGACCGAAGTCAACACAGCAGTCGGTGCGAAAGCCGACCAAGCGACTACAAATACCAAGATAGAAGATGCGGCGGCACTTGCACTGAAATCTGATACCGGTCACGACCACAACACAGCGTACTATACGAAAGCACAGGTTGATTCGACTTACGCAAAACTTGCGAGTCCGACCTTCACCGGCATCGCAAATGTTGCGACTGCATCGGCAGGAACCAACACAACACAGATAGCCAGCACTGCTTTTGTGACCACAGCAGTTGCGGCTGTTTCTGGGGGTGGTGGAGCAGGAACAGACTCACCGGCATTCACTGGAACACCGACAGCACCGACAGCGGCAGCAGGTACAAACACAACGCAACTGGCAACGACTCAATTCGTCACATCTGCGACAACTGTAGCGATCAATGCCCTGGTTAACTCTGCTCCGGCAGCGTTGGACACATTGGCTGAGTTATCTGCGGCTCTTGGCGCAGACGAGAACTTTGCGACAACAATCACCAACGCTATTGGACTCAAAATGGATGCTGATGCGGTTCTTGACGGCGGCACTTTCTAGGAAAAATTATGGCTAACAGAATTCTAACAAAGAAATCTTCAACTGCCGGAGCGCAACCGACTTCGTCTGACTTAGATGTCGGAGAATTAGCCGTAAATACTAGTGACGGGAAATTGTTCACTAAGCATACCGATGACTCGATTGTTCAGGTTGTCGGATCAGGTGGCGGCACAGGCGGCACAACCAACCTAACAGCAGGCGTTATATGGGATAACCACGATGCTAGTAGAGATGAGTATGATGAGACATTAACGGTAGCTACCGGGGCAACAACTGTACTAACCCATGTCGCTGATGCAAGCGATCTACGCTCGGTTTATATTGAGAAGTTTGTTGAGGTTGCAGGAAATTCCTATACGCCAAGCACTACTAAATTAGTAGTGCAAAGTTCTCTCACTGATAATGTCGGGCTAATATCTATAACAAATTCAGGAGTGGTTCTGAGTTCGGCTCAACAAAAGTGGACTGGATACGACTCTCTTGCATTTCCATTATCATCGAGCCTGTCAGTGCCTATCGCAACGGGTACTGATGATTTCACGATAGAGTTTTGGGCATACACCACATCAGTTCCGACTTACACGCATTATTGGGATTCTAGGACTTCGGATGGTAACCCCAATGGTTTTGCTATAGCAACTAATCCCGGCAATTGGGCAATACATTCCACAGGTTTTGTGATAAATGGCGCATCCGCCCCAGTGCTAAACACGTGGCAACACGTTGCTTTTGTGAAATCCGGTAATAATCATATGCTGTTTGTCGACGGCTCTCAGCAAGGCGCGACATGGGTTTCAAGCACTGATTTTTCTAATACCCCGTCTAAAGTGGGAGGGTATTACGCTGGTGACAGTTATCCATTCAACGGCTATATGGACGATTTAATCGTGTCTGTAGGAGTAGCAAAATATACAGCTTCATTCACACCACCCACAAGTCGATACGAAGCAACTTATTCAGTAGCATCAACACACTGGCAACTAGAAACATACAACGATTGGGGAGTTCAGTTCACCGACGAGTTCACGACAACGATCACGAATAACACAGGTGCAGATGCAACAGCACGATTTAGAATCACAGCTCCGACTGCTAGTGCCGGTGGTACAGGTGGTGGAGCAACAACACTCGCAGAATTAACCGACTCTACAACAGCAACAACTGACCCACTTATTACGTCAAACCAAGCAGTAGGACACTTCTGGATTAACTCCACATCTGGTGAAGCATACATTTGTACCGATGCGACTACGGATGAGAATGTTTGGGTGAATATCGGTGAGGGGAGTGGTGCAGTCGCTCCAATATCGACTGCCGGAACTGGTGGAACTGTTACTACGGATGCGACTTACAAATATCACGCATTTACTTCATCAGGGGATTTCGTTGTTACCGCAGGGGGTCTTGTCGATTATCTAGTTGTCGGTGGTGGGGGCGGAGGTGCTAATCTCTTTGGCGGAGGTGGTGCAGGGGGTGTACTTGCGTCAACAGACTTCTCCGTAACTGAGCAGACATATTCTATTGTTATTGGGGCAGGTGGTGCAGGTGGTGCGGCATCGAATGGCACCCCATACAATGGTGCTAATGGCGCTGATTCTTCATTTGCAACACTTACTGCACTCGGTGGTGGCGGAGGTGGTGCAAACTCTGTCGGTGTTTCGGGTGGGTCTGGTGGTGGAGGTGGCGATTGGGCGGCGGCAGGTTTTGCCGGTGGTTCTGGCACATCTGGTCAAGGTTATGCAGGAGGTAGCGCTAGTGGTGTTGATGCAGGTGGTGGAGCCGGTGGTGGCGCAACGGCTGTCGGTGGTAACGGAACATCCTCTGCGGCAGGGTCAGGTGGAGCAGGTTTAACATCATCAATATCTGGGTCAATCGTAACGTATGCCACCGGAGGTAATGGTGGGTCTGTTTATTTGGGGGTTGCCGCTAACGGCGCTGACGGGTCTAACAACATCGGTAACGGTGGGGGTGGTGGTAGCAGAAATCCAAACGAGGTCGTTTCCGGTGGTGATGGTGGTTCGGGAATAGTAATATTGAGGTATGCATTATGAGTCATTTCGCAAAAGTAGAAAATAATGCAGTTACAAATGTAATTGTCGCTGAACAAGACTTCATAAACTCAGGTCATGTCGGAGATTCATTTCTCTGGGTACAAACATCCTACAACGGCAACTTCCGTAAGAACTACGCAGGGATAGGGTATTCATACGACAGTGTGAGAGACGCATTTATTCCACCGAAACCATTCGAGTCATGGGTACTAAACGAAGATACTTGTCGATGGGATGCTCCAACCCCAATGCCGGACGATGGGCAGATGTACACATGGAACGAAGATGCCCAAGCGTGGGATGTGAATGTTAGTTGAGATTGCCGCCTGTAATGCCGCTTTCGCAATTCTCAAAGAAAGCATCTCTATGGGCAAGGATATTGCTGATTGCGCTCAGCACCTTGGCATCTGGTCAGAGAAATCCAGAGATATTACAGCACAAGCCAAGGACAGAAAGGGTGGTGGGAAAGAATCTGATTTAGAGTTGTTTATGGCGGCTGAGAAAGTCAAAAACCAACGTGAAGAACTTGAATATATGATGCGCTCCACCCGGTTGAACATGTGGCAGGAATTTATTGCGTTCGAGTCCTCTCAGGTCAAAGCCAGACGAAAACAGCGCGAAAAAGAAGAACGTGAAAGAGTAAAACGCACCGAATTTATCATGACTTGCTTTGCTTATTTTGTGGCATTTTTAATTCTTGCAGGGTCACTTTTTGGCGGCTTAAAACTAATCATTGGGATGAAATAATGCCAACACCAGAGCAATGTGCTGTAACCGACACGAAAATAACTGGCATAGACAGGGAGATTATAGCAATGAGATTGCGGCAAGACAGGCTCGATGAACGACTAGACTCTCTCACCTCATCGGTCAATGATTTAAAAACGATGGTGGCGCAGGTTCGTGCGTTTGTTGCGGCATTAGCGGTTCTAGCGGTTCTGCCAGATTCGATTTTAGAAATTTTGAAGTGAGTGTATTTCGCTCATCAATATCCAATACTGTTAGCTTTTTTAGGTATCGCATACACCATGTTTTTATTGGGTTATGTCATGCACTTATTCATGATTGAGATTTTCAGTTGAAAGCGTATTGGCGTTTCTTTGTAGAAGTAGTTTTTTATATTGGACTCGCAATTTTAGGAAGTTCTCTTGCGGTTTGGGTGCTACAAAATATTTTTGAGGTATTTTACTATGGATAAAAATCGGGCTTTTGAAATGGCACAACTTTCAGAACGTGCTTATTTGCCACTAAAAGCGTTTCAGAAATTACACACAGACAGACGCTTTAACTTTCACTCTGTTTTCTATAATCAATTTTATACCGTTTGGACAGCAACAGAACTTATCTTTGTTTTTCGCGGCACAGAAATCACCGATTTTTCAGACATTAAAGCCGACTTGAAATTTAGGCTAACACCAGTGGAGTCCGATGGGGAAGCAGGAAAGGTGCATCGAGGGTTTAAAAAGTCACTCGACATGGTTTGGGATGCTATCAGCGAGGATATGGAGAGGTTGGCGGAGGGTCGAACTGTCATATTCACCGGACATTCGCTCGGGGCGGCAGTGGCAACTTTGGCATTTTCCCGGCACGATGACTACTTGGCACAGCTCTACACTTTCGGGTCACCAAGAGTGGGCAACTCTGACTATGCGGCAGTGCTAAACTTCAAGCATGGGGAGCGCATTTTTCGATTTATAAATAACTCAGATATTGTGTGTCGGCATCCGATGGCAGTCTGGAATTATAGACATTGTGGGATCGCTTTCTACTTCAACAGTGATGGCACTTGCGTCACAAATCCAAGTTTCTGGCATCGTTTAAAACAGTTTTGTTCTGGTATGATTGAGGGAGTGCTTGATAAAAAGATTGATTCACTTGCAGACCATTCAGTTACCAATTACGTTCGATTGACACGGGAGTTAGAATAATGAGTTTTCCACGATATTTTATCCTAGCATTGATAGTGATGTTGGCTATTCCACTGCTTACAGCGTGTTCTACGCTCGCTATGGTTGAACATGGTGCGGTTATAGCA